AAAGAGAAGTCCCGGTCCTGAATACTTACATATATACAGCGCGCGTACGTGAGCATTGGCCATGGCAATAGTCCCGGGACAAAGAAAAGTATACGACTTCAAGAGTGTCGGAGAGACGAACATTGAGTTCCGGAAGAGGACGGCCCGAACTGATCAGGGAATTCCCATTGGTCTGGCGACGCCCCTGCAGTTCGGGCAGAATAATAGCGGCCTCCTTCGGATGCATTTTAACCTCGGAAATCAGATAAAAGACAATTTGCGAAATCTGATCCAGACCAACCACGGCGAGCGGTTGGGGCTGTACGATTTCGGCGCAAATCTCCTCGAGCTGGCCTTTGAGCTCGGCGCGGAGGATACTGACACGGAGGCCATAAGGAGGATTAAAAATACGGTGGATAAGTACATGCCATTCGTTGAGCTGCAGTCCTTTGAACCCTTCCAGGAGAGTCATGATGACGCTGCAATTGCTAAGGTTGGAGTGAGGATCACATACACGGTGCCTCAGGCAAGCTTATCGAAACAAATGTTAGAGGTGTTAATCTTTACTGTGGGATAAATTATGGCACTTGAAATTCAAAAAAAATTGATAAAGGCGCGCCAGCGTCGGTACCTGGCCAGGGATTTTGATAGTTTCCGATCGGAGCTTCTCCGTTATGCGCGCACGTATTTTCCGGACAAAATTCAGGACTTTTCTGAGGCCTCCTTCGGTGGTCTACTTTTAGACATGGCAGCCATGGTTGGCGATACCATGTCATTTTATCTGGATCACCAGTTTAATGAGCTGGACTGGGCCACTGCAGTCGAATCCACCAATATTCAACGGCATATTAGGAACGCCGGCGTAAAATTATTTGGTGCAAGTCCAGCAATTGTTGACGTGTCCTTTTTTATTGAAGTGCCGTCCGAGGTTTTTTCTGGCCAATATCGTCCGCAGCTGTCAGCCCTCCCCAAAATTATGTCTGATACGGTGGTGGCCAGTACTGAGGGAATTACTTTTGTTTTGTCCGAGGATATAGATTTTAGTGACGTCAACAGCGTCGGCGATCTTTTGGCAACCGTGACAGTCGCTAGTACAACGGCCGCCGGTGCCCCGGCCACCTACATATTGGAGCGGGTGGGCTCGTGTGTATCCGGTTCGGCGTCGTCCGAGAGTTTTTCGATCTCAGATGTTCATATTCCTTTTCGAGAGTTAACGCTGTCTGCTGACAGTGTCACAGAAGTTTTGAGTATTACGGATGCGTCCGGCCAGAAATATTATGAAGTTGATTCACTAACTCAAGACGTTGTTTACAGGGCTGTTATCAACTTAGACGAAGACGGCGATCTGGTCCGGGATAATTTAGAGTTGTTGCCGGCACCGTATCGGTTTCTGAGAATATATGATCAACAAACCGAGCTCACAACCATCAGGTTTGGGTCAGGAAATGCAGAGACCCTGGATAATGATATAATGCCGGATCCGAGTGAATTAGCACTCCCCCTGTACGGAAAGAGGGTATTTTCAAGATTTTCAATCGACCCTAATTATTTGTTGCAGACCCACACGCTTGGAATTTCTCCGATTGATACCACAATAAATATTAAATATAGATCAGGGGGTGGACGGAGCCACAACGTGTCGGCCGGCACAATAAGAACTGTGAAAACTCTATTTTTAGAGTTTCCAAAACGGCTCGACAGAGATGTTGCAAATTTAGTGCGGGGATCGGTAGACGTAAGTAATCAATTTTCGGCCAGTGGTGGATCGAATGCGCCCAACTTAAATGATCTCAGGGCACAAATTCCAGCGGCTCGGAGCATGCAGTCGCGCATTGTTACTAAACAGGATTTGTTGGCTAGAATATACACGCTGCCATCTAATTTTGGCAGGGTTTATAGGGCCGGAATTAGAGCAAATCCAAATAATCCGCTGTCCACTCAACTTTTTGTAGTGTGTCGCGGCAAAGATGGACGTCTGGTCGTCGCACCCGACGCTCTCAAGAAGAACATGCGGACGTACTTAAATCAATTTAGGTTGATATCAGACGCCATTGATGTATTGGATGCTCGAATTATTAATTTTGGTATAGAATTTAGCATAATAGCAGCACCGGATGCAAATAAAAACGAGGTAATTCAGACCGTTATATCAGAATTGAAGGATGTCTTCCGCATTGACAATTTCCAAATTGGCCAGTCCTTAATTTACGCCGATATTGTAAATGTCATAATTAATGTTCAGGGCGTAATAGCCCTACCAGATTTGATGGTAACTAACATAAGAGGGAGCACGGATGGAAGAACTTACAGTAACTCCACCATTAACATCGATGCCTCCACCCTTAACGGGATGATAATAGGCCCTCCTGGAAGTCTGTTTGAACTGAGGTATCCGGAGTACGACGTGCTAGGAAGCGCCTCATAGGAGATAAATCATGTTTCTAATTTTGTCTGCTAGCAAGGACACCTACATTACCAATAAAATTATAGACAACGTCTATCGGGTCACCGATACGAATATTGGTGTTGCTTCAACTCTAGACCTGTTCAAGCTCTGGGATGAATCTTCCTTTATTGATGGAGGAACCCGGGTAACAAGTAATGTCCAGGAACTGTCCCGTCTTTTGGTTAAATTTGATTATGATCGATTAGATGCTCTGTTATCTTCTACACTAGATGTTAATCATCCCTCCTTTAAGTGTACGCTTAAAATGTTCGACATAAATGGTGGCCAGGGCGTGCCTTCAAACTTTACTATGGTGTGTCATCCTCTTTCACATAGTTTTGATGAGGGAATTGGTCGTGATGTTATTTCCTTTAAGGATATTGGCACTGCAAACTTTATATCAGCCTCTTATAATTCAAGCACCTCCACCAACAATGTTTGGTTCACGTCTGGTGCTAATGCCTCAGGTAGTCTAGGTAACATAAATATCGATATAATTGAGCGGGATAATGTGAACTCCTTGGATCCGCTCACACCTTTTTTTGTTAAGGAGCAGTATTTTGATACCGGTCGGGAGAATTTGGCTATAGATGTCACGACGCTAGTATCATCGTCTCTGGCCGGAAATTTAATCAACCATGGATTTAGATTGGCATTCACTTCTTCACAGGAGTGGGACCACAGGACACGATTTGTTAAGAGGTTCGCATCTAGGCACGTCTCAAACCGCGCGCTGCGGCCTCGGTTGGAAGTGGTTTTTGATGATTCAATTATTGATCATCACAAAAATTTCTTTTTCAACGTATCAGGATCATTATTTTTACAGAACTATCGCTATGGCAGATCGGGCAACATCCAGTCGGGCACCATTAATGATGTTGGGCTCATATCGTTGAGTCCAGTGACTGGACAAAATTGCATGATCTTAGAGCTCGTCACTGGCTCGTTCGTGACATCTTCTTTTGTTTCCACTCATACCGGCAGCACGACTGGAGTTGGGATTGCTGGGCTGTATTCTGCATCATTTTGTATTCCATTTTTAAGCGGCGGTCAAATTAACTCTGACAATGACACAATATTTAAATTTGCACAAAAAAGTGGGTCAATAACCTTTGACACGTATTGGAAATCAAAGGACGGCGGCATTGGATTTCACACTGGCAGCTTAAAAATTAAAACAGTTGATCGATCGGCATTCAATGTGACAGCCCAGCGCCTGGAACTGATAGCTACAAATGCCCGGCCCAGCTATAAAAAGAGGGAAAAGGTCAAATTCAGAATATTTGTGAATGATCTGAACGAACAGGCATCAGCCGGTCGCATCCCAATTTCCATCACCAGTAAAATTCTAGACGAAGTTTACTATAGTGTCAGGGATGTTAATAGCGGCGATATTATAATACCGTTTAACATCACCAACAACGGCACCAGGCTCTCAACTGATTCCGATGGATTATTTTTTGAGATGTATATGGAAGACTTGAGCGACGGTAGGACATATACGTTCGATTTTTTAATTAAAGATCGCGGGATAGAATTTGTCGAGCCGGCTGCTAATGTGGCATTTGAGGTCAAATTGTAATGCCCAGACCCGGAATACAGAGAAGGCTCTTTGGTAGCGACGTCATCCGTCGTTTGACCGTTGATTCAGTCCCAGCGCCTAGGCAGAGCGCTGCTGATGCCACTGGATCTGTAACAGCATTTTCCAAGGACAGCTTTTTATATGACCCGCCGGGCACTGGGGTCAAATCGACTCAGCAAATTCCAATTGACTATTCTAAATTTGAGAATCACACATTTTTCAATTCTGCAGAGGCTAAAGTCAACGTGGGATTCGATGAAATCATAAACTATTTTCCCTTTGATGGATCCAAGCTGGAACTGAACGAATTCTTGGTTAATTTAACGGGGTTCGAAAAATACCTCTACGATAGCTTTCCTAAGCAGTTAGGGTTCCTGCACTTCTCAAGCGACCATGGCAATTTTATTTCTGTCAAGGATTTCTCAGGCCACCTGTTTCCTGCGCTCTCAAAGGAAAAAACTGGCAGATCGACGCTCGATCCCGGAAAATCTTCGATCACCTTTGAGTTCGAGCTGTACGTTCCGGTCCAATCCGTCGCGACGCACAACCAGGTGATCGTTCAGAAAATTGGTTCTGAAATAGCTGGTGCGACAAGGCACAGCCAGCATGATTCTGGCATAACGATTGCACTGTCCGGGACAACAGCCGGCGCTGACACTGTCAATGTGATAATGATGGTCTCCTCAGGTTCAGCATTTCTGAGCTCGAGCATGAGTGGCACTCTCAAAAATAAATGGCACCACATCTGTGCAACCTATAATAGGAACCCGGGTAAAAATAGGCTAGAACTGTACAGAGACGCAGTGTTGAAATCAACGTCCGACACGCAGTACTCCATGGAGGATATTGGGGGCTCAAATTATAGATTTGTGACAGCCCCATGTTTAATTGGCAGCGGTACAGCTCAAACTACGGGATCCGCCACTACTGCCGAAATGGCCATCGTCGGTGCGCGACCTTTTAAAAATTTTGTTCCTCACCAGACCCTCTCTGGTGCCATTGATGAACTAAGAATATTTCATGACGTAAGGTCGGAATCCCAGCAAAGGCGGGACATGGAGAGGAATATCTTCTCCGGGTCAAATGAGCTGAAGCTCTATTTTAAGTTCAATGAGGCGACAGGATCCTACAGCAACAACGACGTCGTCCTGGACAGTTCCGGAAATTCACTGCACTCGCAGGTGACCAATTTCCAATTAACGGACCGGACTAGAAAGGGCCTGGAATTGCCGTTGAGGCTCGAAAAAGCCGGCATAAATCCCGTGCTGTTTCCAGACAATGTCGACGTGGTTAACCTAAACTCTAGACTGCTGGTATCAGGCAGCGAGTACGATGTTAACAATCCCAATATGATCACCAAGTTAATTCCAGTGCACTACCTGTTTGATGCCAGTAAGCAGGAGGGGATGGATGGGCCGCTCGGGAATATGACCGGCAGCTACGAGTATTATGAGACACAAGTTGCACCCGGCGGAGGACGTATTCCGTCGCCCCAGATAGTGGCCTCAATTTTATTGACGTGGGCCAAGTACTTCGACGAAATAAAAATCTTCTTGGATCATTTTTCAAACCTACTGCACGTTGATTATAATGACACCGATACAATTGCTGAGCAGTTTCTGCCCTTTCTGGCCAGCTACTACGGCTTTGAGATGCCCAGCCAGTTTTCGAACGCCTCCCTGAGTCAAATGATTGAGGGTGATGACCTGTTGGTGGATGCCTCCAACTCAGATATGTCTCTGCGTGCCATACAGAGTCAAATATGGCGCCGCATATTGGTCAACCTCAACGAGATCATCAGGTCCAAGGGGACGGTTCACTCCATTAAGGCTCTGATGCGATCAGTCGGACTGAGCCCCAATGGCAGTTTTCGGTTCCGGGAGTTCGGTGGATCGAACACGAGGGCCCTGGCCGATGGCAGGATCTACAGGACCGAGGTCTCGACAATGCTGGACATGTCGGCCTCCCTCTACCAAGACGTCCCTCCGACGCTGAGCGCTTTTGGCACAGGGGGCAACGTTCCGTTCCTGATGTCGACGTTCCTGTCCGGCGCAAGGGTCGAACCGGGCTGGCCATTCATATCAGATATGGATACCAGCTTTAGCCCGGGGGACAATGCGTTTATTCCAGACCCACTGTTTGTTGAGCGTCCGGGTGCGGATCCACATCCAGACAACTATGTCGGCCGACGCACTGTGCGGTTCATTGGCACTGAAAATGTGAGTGATGGCCTTTTTACATCTGGCTCGTGGATGTATGAGGGGTACTACAAGTTCGAGCCTCTGCTAAATGGCCTCAGTCACTTCGCAACACAGAGCCTGGCCAGGCTGTGCACCACCGGCTCACTAGTGAATACGGCCACGGGTTTCTTGGATGGGGGAACTCTTCCCGACCCGGGAGGGGCCTATCCCATCGTGAATGCAAACCTGGTGGCATTCCAGTCGGGTTCCGTCTATGAGACCGGATCCATCAGGCTGTACGTGCAGTCAGATCTAAATCCTGGCAATTACTCGCCCAGCTGGGGCGCCCGAGTCGATCAACTGGTCCTCAGTTTGAACGACGTGAATATATTTGATGGTGACCGGTGGCACATATCCTTCGGTCGAAGGAGGAGTGATTCGTTCGGATCTGTGGTGTCTTCATCGTTCTTCGTGAGGGCCGGCAAGCAGAACTTTGGAGAGCTGATCACATACCGATCCGCTAGTGCCCTGTATCAAGAATCAAACACCAATCACCCCGGGATCCCTATCGATGCCGGGACGTGGAACAATTTTCAATTGATTTCCAATAACGAATCACTGATGCCCGGATTTTTTGGCACGTCCAATGCTTCCGGGTCGTTTATTGCCATTGGATCGCAGAGCCTAGGCCCGATCAACCCCGGCACCACCTTCCCAGCTGTGGGCCCGAGGTTCCTGAATGCATATGGTCCTATAGCCGGATCGCCGGACGAGGCGGCCAGGTACACCAACTTCAGTGGAAAAGTGGCACGCATGAGATTCTGGTCGGAGGCTCTGTCTGCAACCGCCGCGCGGGAGCACGTGATCAATTTTAACTCGCTGGGCGTTGAGGATCCACTGACAAACTTCAACTTCGTCACCACCAAGTCGGGCTCATTTGGGAAGTTGAGGATGGACGTCTCCGCAGACCAGACGGTGACCCAGTCCAACGCCACGAACGGCGGAATAATGCTGCAAGACTTTTCACAGCACAACACGTTTGTTACTGGCAGTGGTTTTGAATTTGCAAAGGGGATCATAAAGCCGGAGATATTCAACTTCAGCATGATAGATTCTAAATTTGACGAGGGCACAAACGATAACAAGATCCGGATCCGAAGCTGGCAGCAGTTTGATAATGTAGAGAAGTACGGGGGTGAGCTAGCGCCCCTATACGAGACTCCTGCTAGTGAGAGGCCCTATGATGACACAAGGTTTGCCATTGAGGTGTCTTGTGTTCAGGCTCTGAACGAGGACATGATCAACATGTTTTCCAGTCTGGAGTTTTTAAATGTCCCTCTCGGCGCGCCGGAACTTTTGTTTGCTGAAAATTATTATGACCTGCAGCTCTTGCGCGATGTTTATTTTAACAGATTGACGGACAAGGTTGATCTTAAGAAGTTTTTTGAATTTTATAAATGGATAGATGGCTCAATAGGGGCGATTATAGAGAACCTAATTCCCAGGAAGACTAATTTTCTGGGAATGAATTTTGTGATCGAGTCCCACATGCTAGAAAGGTCTAAATTCCAATATGGATACAGCGACATGTACTTGGCCGAAAATAAGAGGCACGGGCTCTTAGGCACACAATTGCTCGACTTTAGAGACGTAACATTGGACGAGGATTAGTATGCCATCAACCCAACGCGTGTTAAGCGGCTCACGGACTAGAGGGTCCTCTGGCGGCAGTAACCGATTCAGGCAGGGCGTCAGTGTCCGGACAATGCAGCAGCTGCGGGGTGGGGTGACCCCCAAGCTAAGATCTGGCGCGCGACCAATCAAGCTGATAAATGGGAGGCTGATAGTCGACAATGCACAGCATTTCAATGAGGCCATTGAAGTGCCGGCCCAGAGGTTAATCCACGACAGCACAAAGTCAACCACAACAATGGGAGGCCATCGTGGAGGAGCGATCTCGTTTGTTCCGAACCCCGAGATTGAGCAGAGGGATTTTGGCATCCCACAGCGCTTCAACCCCGGGGTGCCCTTTGAGGACGTGGTCAGGTTTAATCCTGTTGCCTACATGTCGTTGAGCGGCTCGATCAGCGGCTCCCTTATGTACCCCAGGGTCCTAGATAATATCTCCATGAGGGATCCCAGACAGTCTGACGGCGCAATTGAGCCGCTGACGATCAGGGACGGCATTGGCCTGAGCAGCACATATTCACCATTCGAGGCCCATGGCGTGTATGGGTTTTGGTGCAACGGAGCTGAAACGAGTCGGCGAAGGTCCAATCCAATCCTGCAGCAGAGCGATCTTGAACTTCCGGCTTTAAGTTCATGCATGATGGAACCTTATGAGGATGGCGGTGCTGGATTTATGGGAATGACGTTAGCTGCAGCTGTTAACATTCCTGGATTCCTGCACAATTCTCCCAGCGTGTTTAGTCCCTGGAAGGAGTCGACTGATGTACAGCTGGCGTACGCCGAGCTGCTGGAAGTGCCTCGATTTGGTACGGTAAGCGGCTCTTATAGTCCCTCCGGAGGCCTGTACACGGTCGATTATAGCATGTATAATATTCTGCTGCAAACACAGACATCCGGCTCGTTTGAAGATCTGAATGACCGGCACCACAAGTCTGCAACGGCCGGCTTTATTTTTATCAATGCTATCGACGGCACCGACTCGCTGGCATTCGGAGGGCTGAAAAAGTAATGCCAAAACGCATCAACAACAGCAATTATGACCTCAACGTGGCCTTTGTGGATCACGAGGGAAATGCATACAAGTCCCAGGATGATCTCGTGACGTGGCTGAGCATGATCCCCGGATCGCTGGCAGTGCCATGGCCGCTGCCCGGGTCGGGTCCACGGCTCCTGCCCCGAGTCCGTCCCACCCAGGCGCCGCCAGGTGATTTTCAAGCCGCCTACAACAATAGCCCCATTACCCCCGGAACGTTTGAACTGGCCAACATCGGCAACTATCAATATCCCGCATTCGACTGCAATGAGGACAGCAAATTCGCATGCAGGAACAACTCCTCAACCGGCGCATTCAGCTTTACGATTGGGTACTACAATGCGAGCGACCGCGCATTCTCCCTCAGCGCCTGGGTGACGAGGCAGAGGTTTGCCGACTGCCCACTGGCCAGGACCGGCCTAGGCTCAATATTCTTTGAGAAGGGGTCGGGAGATGGCCTCTCCAGTTCGTCTGATTTGGAGTATAGGGCATACCTCACAGTGACGGGCGAGTTGGTCTTTGAACTGTATGATGATATCACCGCGGCTGCTGTATCGGCTCAGACCGTCTCTAGCGGTTATGATGACATCCTTCTCAACGGCTGGCACCACCTGGTCTGCACCTACGACGGCCGCGGCAGTGTTCTGGGCGACACTGCTGACGGCCTGAAGATATACTTAGACGGTGAGGAACAGGCGGTTACCCCTGTTAATAACGCGCTGTACGTCGGCATGATCGAGAACAGCGGGCAGTTCCTCTGGTCGTCTCTGCGCTGGGTTGCGGCCTTGGATTCATCGGACTCGGGCATTGCAGAGCCGGCGGTCTGGTCCAAGAAGCTGAGATCCGAGGAGGTGAGGGCCATCTATAACGCCACCCGTGAGGGCGCGTATGAATTGATATCCGGCTTCTTAAACAACCCGCCACGGACGATCCTGCGCGCGCTGGACTGCCGTCGGGGCAGCTACCCCCAGATAGGACGGACCACCGGGCGACCGGAGAGCCTGGCCGGCACAGTTGGGCCTTTCGATGACACCCTTGCCTTCGATCTGGCAGATCCGTATGCTGAGGCAATAATTGAGTTCAATAACATTCCTGGCGGCGATCGATCTGTGATTCATGAAGGCAGGATAATTCCAGACATTGGCGGCGCCGGGCCGTTTTATATTGGTTTCCTGGATACAGAGTTCAACGGTGTAATATTCGAATTCCTGACCAGCAGCGATCAAGTCTTACAGCTTGGCAGCATTCCTGTTGGTGTAGCAAACATCCCCACTGGCGAGATAAGGAGAAGAGTAATAGATCTCAGAAGGAGGATTGAGTCTGCCATAATTCCCAACAGCAAGTACAGGAAGATCGATCCACAGCGGCTGCGTCGTCATGCACTGGCAGAGTTTGCGGCTAATCGATTTGCTGCAGCTGTTAACAATATGAGCAGAAATTTTGCGGCATTTCATGCCACCAGCACATCTGCCGCAAAAGTAACTGCCCGGGCCGAGGACAACCGTGTATACCTTAGACAGCAAGTCCCGGGCGTCGGACTAAGCGTCGTTTTTCCCAACCCTGTAATTGATCCCGCAGCGCTGACGTTTTCGGCCGGAGGGACCGCCCTCCCGGGAACCATACCTACTGCATACAAGGTGATGCAGACTTTTACGGGCGGAGACAACTCCCGTCTGGTCTACCCGCTTGGGGTGTCTCCGGAGTACATTGATACAGTCGAGAGGCTGGGCTACTTAGTTGCTACCCCAAACCTAGTCACCACCTCCTCGGCCATCAGCGCCCCGGGGATTGCCAGGCATTCCGGCCCTGACTTGACGGGCCTGGCTGATAGATACCTCAAGTCCAGCATAGAGCCGTTCGTCGACAGTCGGCTGCTGCTGGATCCGAACGATGAGTTCTACGATCACGGCATTGATCCGGACCAGGCTGAGGGATTCAGCTCACCGCTAGGGGACAAGGTCGCCATTGTCATCGATTTGAACCCCTCTGAGACCACCCAGTTTGGCTACACTCACGGAAATGATTGGCAAACCGGCACCAATCTTTTTACGAGCCGTCCATTTTATCCGGTGGTCTACTATAATTTTGATGAGCGCAAGTGGGAGGGCATAAGGGGGATTAATAACAACACCCTGAATGCCGGTGAGGTCAACCAGGTTGAAACAGTGCTGGACGAATTTCCAATAGCATTCAGCAGGGGCGTTGAGTTGAATGCGTCAGGCCTGAAGAGCAGCTGCCGGCCGACGACCAGCTTTGGGTTCCCGTTTCATCCCAAATTCCATGCGACGGGATCCATGACCCTGAAGCTCAGCGACTACATCGATGCGCCCTTTGTGTTTGAGAAGTACGTCCTGGAGTTCAGCGGCTCGTACAGCGGCGGCAGCAACTACGGATTCATAAACAACATGTACATGTTCGATGGATCCAAAGCTGGCGGTAGCTTTGGGTCGGACAATCGCGAAGCACGATTTGACAACGGAGAGGCCTGGGGAGGAAATTCCACCACCCAAACGACCCTCGCCTTGTTCGACCCTCAATACACCAATGGCCTCCCGCGGGCAGCCATAAACAGCTTCTTTATAATGAGGCAGACCCCGGCCTCCTCTTATGACTACACATACTCTGTCGATGGATGGACGCTCGCAGATCCGACTGGTGCGCCGGCGTATCCCGTCAAATATACTATTACAGGCTCTGTCCCGGGATATTTTGGGATCACGCCCGGCAATGGCGATGAGTTGACATACGTCGATACCCAGAGGGACCTCGTGACCTACGGGCAGTGGGTGTCATATGCCGCAGGGCCCGGGGGTGCTGCGGCTCACCTGTCACAGTTGCCGTTCACGACCATAACCGGCGCGCTCGAACAGGGACTGGGCAGGGAGCTCAACGTGCAGGATGAGGGTGCAAGCTCACCTTACTGGCCGGGGGTTGAGACGGCCGCCTCGCTGACCTATCGATTCATGCAGCCGGCACCCAGTGGCAGTTTTGTCCTCAAGGGCAAGGTTAAGAGGCCGATCAAGGTCAGTGGGTCCTTTTCCTATTGGTCGGGTGACTCTACTTCCACGGCGCGCCAGTTTTATACGTTCAATGAAGGTCCTAGGAGCGGCCGACAGCAGGATATAGCTGATAGTCGTTCGCTGATCAAGGGAGCCACCGGTCAGGTCTTGGAGTCTGACGTCAATGATTTCGCTATGAACGTAAATTTTGTGACGATGCCTGGCTCGTTTATGACTGTACCTATTCCCACACACGACTTCGACGATACCAGCCCCTATATCCTGTTGCCGGAGGACAGCCTGGTATTCGGATGGCAGTCCCCCCTGCCCTTTGGGATGGGTCGGGTATGCTCTTATCCACTGGATTATGCAGGCGGCGAAAAGAATGGTTTTAACGAGCACACATATGGAGCGGCTAAAGGTGTGCCGCCGTCCAACGGCGTCCCGGGTTCGGGCCCTAATACCAGCTTCTTTCCGGGCAAAGGCAAACTGATCCTCTACGGGTCGCTGATAAGGGAGGGGAGGGAAGTGCCCCACTCCCTGAACCAGAAGCTGACGTCGGACGCAATCCACGAGGCGATCGGCAACGATCCCATATTTGATGAGTTCGACGTGGAGTACTCTGCACAGTTCACCAACACCACCTCCGATGCAGTCATAACGGGCTCGATGAGCCCCACAGACGATGGACAGGGCCCATTGGGGGCCAGGGGTGTGGCAGCAACTTTCACTGCCGGGACTATGGGCACGACGGGCAGCCTAAAGCGGACAATGAAGCACACGGATTCCCTTGAGCGGTACTACGATACCATGGTCGGCGTACCGGAAGACTATCACATCCAAAACACCGGTTATTTAGTGGCTGCCGCCTCCCTCGCTCAAGAGGCCATCGTGTGGGTCGCGGC